ACCGTAAATTTGATTCTTCCCATCCTAAACTCTCTACTCGCAAATACTCTCCCTTATTGAACTCCCGTAGTTCTGAGGGGGAATACCTACGCTTAGAGGCGGCTATGCTTTTAGACCGGGAAGCGGCATTACAATCAGCATCCTTTGGGGCTTTCCAGATTATGGGATTCAACTATGAAGTGGTTGGCTACCCTACAGTTGAAGAATTTTTCCAAGCCATGCACAGCCCTAAAGACCAGTTAAAAGCTTTAGGGCAGTTTTTAGTTCGTAATGCTTTGGTGGTTTCCCTGAGACGAAAAGATTTTAAAGGGTTTGCTCGTTCTTATAATGGCCCGGCTTACAACCAACATCGCCCACCTTATGATGAGCGTATCCTTACTGCATACGAAAAACATTTGAAAAACATTTGAAAACTAAAGTAAAACCACTTTAAATCAGCCCTTGACAATTCTGGGGGAGGTCTGTCAAACTGGGTTCAACAAGGACAAATTATTTGCGGCCAGTGATGACGAGAAAGTTAACTCCAAGAGAAAAAAATAGCGTGGACAAATTCAACCATGAGGGTTGTGACCCCCATGAAAACCGATTTGAGAACCAGCAAGAACAAAAAACCCCTAGAGATTCTGATGATGAGGGTCAGTTTATGGGGGATTTCACCCGTTATCGGGAGGGAATGCGAGTTCTGGCTCAACATGGGCTAGAGCTTATCCCCCATCCAAAGGGTGATTTAGCTGGACACAAAATTTATATTGACTGTCCCTACACGGTAGCTTCCACTGGGGATGGCTACAAACCACCTTCGGATTTCCATTGGAAAAAGAAAATTGTGCCAATGGAACACCAGGACACCCTGGAGGACGCAGTAAACACGATTAAGATTCATTGTAGCAAGCAAGTTTGGGAATACTGGAAACCTTTAGTGTTTCACAATGGGGACAATCGTAGACCAGTTTTTAATACTGCTCTTTTAATGTTGGCTGGTGAGCAAACCAAACGATACAATTCTGGCATCAGTTTAAGGGGTGGTACTGGTGGGAAATATATAGTTCCCCAGAAATCTTGGTTTGACCCCCGCATTCAGGAGGTTACAGCCCAAGATTTGTTGTCCATCTTTCCCGAAGCAGAACGTCAAATGTTCCTCTTATTAGTCGGGAGAATTGTGGTTGGAAGTGGTGATTCCACAACTGTTGAGGGAATCGACATTAACCATAAGTTTCGCTCTATGGGCATTGTCTTGGGTGAACCAGGCTTGGGTAAATCGGCTCTAATGACCTTTGTAATGGACGCTCTGAAAAATTGCGGCTATGACATCCAAACCATGGCTGATAACTTTGGCAGATTTGGTTGGGGGGAAATTGCTGTCTCCCATCTGGCTTATCTGGATGACCTCACCAAATCCACCCAACAAAAAATGTTACACTCCGGGCTGACTAAGCAATTGGTTAGTAACGGTGTACTACGCACCGAAAATAAAGGAGTTGACGCAATAAACGTTAAGTCTCGAACTGTCATAATTGCTTGTTCTAACGAGTGGAATGCTCGTGACTTGTATAATGCTGATGACGGTATTAAGGACAGGGTAAATATGCTCTCTATTTACCAGGAGACAGAATTAAAGAAAATGGTGGGTACTGGGTTATCCTCTGGTAGCCCTGATTTCCGAACTTGGCATCATTGGAATTATCTGGCTAAAAAACTTAATACCACTACCGATGTTTTGGGGTTTTGGCTACTCCACTTGTCCTCCGAAGAGTTCCTCAAAGTGGCAGGTTACACTGAGTCCGTATTGCCCCGTGACCCCAAAAAATTTCCTTCGCTATCAGATGAAACTTATAATCAGATGCTGAGGATGACTGGGGCTACTATGGCTCAAACCAATCCTAACCGTCTGGAAGAAACCATTGTAGCCCTCCATAAAGAACTGAGAATCCGTACAGTTCAAAATGCTACAAAGGATATGGTTCACTTCTGGAGATTCTGTATGGTTTTTTCGGGAATTGACTCCAAGAGTGGGATTGGTGAATACTACGAGTCTAGTGCTAACTTTGATGACCAACTCGCAGTGTTCTTTCTCGAAGCTCAAAGAGCCTTTATGGGAAATAAAGGTATTGATTTATGTCGCTATTTAAAGTCTGATTTTGAGAAAAGGGGGAAACCTAAAGGTCATCCCTACGCCATAGTAGAATCCGTGTCCGCTACAGGATTAAATAATGCAATACTAAAAGGCTTGGAGTTAGCTTCCCAACACAATAGCCCCGCTAACATCATAGAAAATATGCTTAAGGGGTTAACCACTACTGGAGGTTACGAACTTCGTAGGGACTTATCCGTAATCGTGAGCTACTACGAAGGCAGTAAAAGCTATGACCCCCTATATAACCAAATTATCTCAGATGTCCAAGACTTAGACGATGAGGACGTATATCTAGGGTTTCACAAAGTCCTAACTAACCTTGCTAAGGGGTTTTTAAAACTGATGGTGGATTAGTTTTAGACCTACGGGGGTGGCTAAAACCTAAAAAATTTTTCTCAACCCCCTTGACACCTGCCATACCCTCTGTTATACTTTAGTTATTGCTACCCCAAAGACACCTATGTTAGGAACAGCCAACAAAATATTAAAAACTTCCACAGTAGAAGTCGAAATGGACTTCAGAGACTTTAATAACGTCTCTATCGAAGCTTTAGAGGCGGAAATTGTGGATACCGACACTTTTATCGCCGTTCACGAAGAATTTAAACTTTTTGTAGAGAAAGTTGTCACACCCACTGGCTATACCAGCCGTCATTTCGTGGACATCTATAAACTCCTAAAAAAACTTTTACCCGTTTATAACCCCCCGAAAACTAAGGCTACTTCCAATAAGGGTCTACAAGCCGCTTACAACGCCGCTATGGGTTCCGTATTAACCACTATGGTTAACACTCCCTTCAAAAAGAAAACAGAAGCCGTAAAACTAACTGGCTCTCAGACTGTTGCGGCGGGTAGTGCTGTCCTATTACAATTACAAATTGCAATGGATTTTACCCACGAAATTTTTCATGATTTAGTTAGAAGTGTTGAGAAAGGAGAGCCTAGACTTAGACCTAAAGAGGTTCGTAGTGCGGATGATTTAATCCGTAATGAGGATTTTTTTGCTTACTCTTGCATCCCCCCTGAAGATGTAGATGGGAGAAAGGCCTATATTGACCAGACTATGGCTCACTGGCGTGAACACACCAACACCTATCTTGACTATATGTTCTCCATTCTAGAGTTCAGCGAAAATAAATTTAACCGCCCCTGTGGTGAACTTGCCGAGGCTCTCCATACGTTTAAGGCTGAACTTGATAAGAAGGGTATCTTTAGAGCTTGGGTTAATTTCTATGATAACGTAGGAGCCGTTAAAACCTACTCTAGTATGGGCATACCAATTGAACACGAGGGTTGTTGGGGCAATCAATTGGGGAGAGACCTTGATAACAATCCCCTTTCCATTACTATGCTTTTAGAAAAGATGTTCCCATGGCAAGTAGGAAAATCCTACAGTAGAAGGCAAATAAATGCTTGGAACAAAGGCAAATGTGAGGTTCTTTTTTACGAGTGGGTTTCCCAATTCGTTTATTCTGACGACCCATTAAACTACGCTCCTTACTCTTTAAAGCTTAGAAAACCCCCCAAATCTGATAAGGATATTTTTAAAGCCGCTTGGCAGAATCTTTATAATATCCAGAGACAAGTCCTAAACAAGATGGAGCAAAAAGTAAAAGCCACTTACGTCCGTGTTTCTGCTGACTTCTCTAATCTCACTTCCTCAGTCAAAGAAGGGTTCGCTAAATTCTGCGGTGGTCAAGTGGTAAATTTCTCCGTCCTAGAAACAGAAGACTCAGGACTAGAACCAAACTTCACCATGTCAACGTGACATCTAATCTACTCTCTGTTATACTGGGTTTAACCCGACAAAAACTGTTGTCACATAGAAGACATTATTTGTGGATGTTATTGTTTGAACTAAAGTCTCAGGGGTGGTAACTACATACACCCCGTTAGTCTCATTAGAAAATAATATTTCTCCATTCAGTTCAATTGCCATCGGGAATTACCTCCGTAGTCACTTCCGGGCTTACATTAGCCAATCCTTCAAAAAATCTGTGTACAATTAGCCCATCGGGGGACTTCATTTCACAGTCATATACCCAAGCATCCCTCCCAACTATATTCCCCATTGCCGCCGGTAATAAGGTTGTGGTCTGATAAACCATAATTGGAGTTATTAATGTGTGGTTCTCATAGGTAATATCCCCTATTACGAAATCATCATTAACTATTTCAAAGTCTCCTTCTGCCAATAGAGTTCCCTTATGTTTTCTCTTAATTTGCCAAGCGAACTCCCAGTCACTATAGTTACCCGCTAATAGTAAAGATTTACCCCTATAGCTGGCTCCTTGTCTTATTAATATGTTAACTTTTATTGGTTCCATACTGGTTTTCCCGCAATCCCTACCTAAATCTTTGGGCGTATAGGATTTTATCAATCTTAAACAGGGTGGGTATTGAGAAAAATCTATACGCCCAATGTCCTGTACAGAAGCATCATTCCCCCAATTTATAATGGCCAGACGCAAAGGTAGAAAATTATACTCCCCTAATTCCCCCCAAGACCCCGGGAAATCCCGTGGCGGTAATATTAAAGATGGTATGGGGGTTGTTAAAGGTACTAATGTTAAAGGGGAAGCTTTTTCCTTTGACCCGTCTAAGCACAAACGAGACCCCTTGACTGGTAAATGGGCTACTAAACCTGATGTGGTTAAGCCCCAAAAAGATAAGAAAAAAGCCACTAAACCCACTTCTTCCGAGGCTAAAAAAACTAAACCATCCTCCCCCTTCGCCAAATTTAGACAAAGGGTTCGTGATGCTTTAAAACAACAATTAATTAATTACGCAAAAAATAAATCAGATAAGTCTAAATCCACACCGTCTAAACCTGATTCTGTGTCAACTGTGCCAGTTAATGCTAAACCTATTGAGAAAAAGAATTTTACCCTAGATGACTATACTCAAAGAGGACAAGAAATTAGCTCTAAATATGGGTTGAGTGATAATAAGTTCTTAGGCAGACTGGCGAAGTTAATAGACAAATTACTCAGTTTCCAAGAAAAACCGTCATTAACGCCTTCTGACATGGAGGAACTAAAAAAAATTAATGACGATATATTGGAGACACAAAAGAAGGCCTATGAAGACTTTGAGAAAAAAGTTGAACAACTTTTAGACGACTATAGAGAAAATGCTTCAGATTTAGACATGGATAAAGTAATTTTAAAGACTAGATTTGTAAGAAATGGTTTTCCAAGAGATTTAAATGAGGACGTTGATATGGTGAGGGAAGCCTATAAAGATTTTCACTATCTCACTAACGGCAATATTATAGGCTTTCCCAATTTGTTGGATGTTAACAATGAAGGTAATAGCTATGCCGTTTACCCTAATAAACCCGCACAAAGTTCAATAGTCAGCATTGGGACATCTGGACAGGGGGAAGTTCCTCTGAGGCAGGCGACCTTCCATGAATTGGCGCACCTAGTTGAGCTTCATGTTCCTGGTCTCAAAGAAGCGTCTCTAGAGTTCCTGAAAAAACATAGTTACACTGGAACTCTAGAGAATTTTGATTACCTGGGTGTACCTATCTCAGGATATAAGGGGGACTTTATAGATGAATATGTGGGTAGATTTTACGTCCAAAATTCAGCCACAGAGGTTTTATCTACGGGATTTGAACGTTTAAGTAATCCAGATAGCGCATTTAAACTTTTTGTAAATTCTAATCATCACTTTAATTATATTCTTGGTGCGCTTGACCGTGTTAACTCTACTAGAAATTCTGAATCTTACCGGCTACCAAATAAATCTGTTAGGAAAATACCAAATAAATCTGCTGAGGAAATACCAAATAAATCTGCTGAGGAAATACCAAATAAATCTGCTGAGGCAAAGAATTTGACCCTAGATAACTACACTCAAAGAGGACAAGAAATTAGCTCTAAATATGGGTTGAACGATACTAAAACACTAGGAAAACTCCAAGAACTAAGTGGTATACTAAGAGAATTTAACACTAAAATAATGGGTATGTATGACGACCCTACTTTAACCGACTCCGACAGAGAAGAAGTTATACGTCAATTTGACGAGGTTTTCAAAAAACACAAAAATCTTGAAAAGAAATTTAGGGCAAAATTCGAGAAAAATGTTCAAAATCTTCTAGAATCCTACAAAGAAGCTAGTAAAGATTTAGACTTAGAGAAACTTTTGGAAAATTCTAAATTCACATTGTATGGGCAAGAACTAGATAAATCAGATAGGAACGTGGATTTAGTGAAAGAAAGTGTTAAAGATTTCCACTCTCTTACTAAGGGGTTTCTGGGAGAATTGGTTCCTATGATTGACGTAGACAGAAATGGTTCTAGTTACGTCCGCTACCATCCAGATAAGCCAGAAAAATTGACACATATTAGAATCGGGGCTATTGGACTCGGTGATGAAGTATTTAAACTTCAGACCTTCCATCAAATGGCTCACATTCTGGAATCCCACATACCTGGACTCCTAAAAGCATCTATGGAGTTCCTGAAAAAACATAGTTATTCGGGGCAAGAGGAAGACATCGAACACAGGGGTATGACCTACAGAGGGTATAAAGGTGATTTTATAAATAATTATGTGGGTAGAACATACAACAAAGGGGTATCAGCCACAGAGGTTATATCTACAGGTTTTGAAAGACTTCGTAACCCTACAGACGCATTTACTCTCTACACAGAATCAAACCATCACTTTAATTTTATTCTTGGGGTTCTAGATAGTATTAACCAGACTGAGCCGCCTAAAACAAAATTAATGAGTAGCTTAACTCAAAAAAACTTAGACCCTAAACCAGAACCCGCAGAGCCAAAACCAACTACTCCTAAACAGGTTTCCAAAGAGTACACTGATACTATTAATTCTGCAAAATCTAAAATCTCCCAGTTTAAACTGGATAGACTTGTCAAAGTTTTTGAAACTCAAGATGCCCAAATCAATGCGGAGCTAAAATCTTTAGACCCTAAAAACCCTGAAGACGTTGAAAAAGCCCAAAAACTTTTTGCTAGAAAACGTAAACTGAAGCAGTCTCTTGATACTTACCTTGAGAAACAGATGAACTTATTGTATCAAGAACTGCTTGATAATAATAATTCTGTAAACTCTGACCTCCTAGTGGGACAAACTAATTTTCAAATAGGTGAATACACTAAAAATCTTAAACCAGCCAATACTGAAGACCCTATCTATAAAACTCACACTCCTGTAATTAGTAAGGCTTTGGCTGAATTTCATAAACTTACAGGGGGGATTCTGAACAACTTAGTCCCCCGTATTGGACTCAGCGAAAAAAAAAGAAGTTGGGCTGGATTCGATGCACAAGAACCCCAAAAAAATAATTATCTTTCTATATCTGTAACCCGTTCCAATGATGTTAAACCCTCAGTTTTTCATGAAGCGGCACACCTGCTGGAAGGGTCTGACCCTAAATTTGCCAACTTAGCTAAGGAATTTTTAGCTAAAAATAGAACTTCAGATGAACTTAAGCAAATAAAGGGTTATCCTGCTGGCGAAGTGGCTTACCCCGGAAACTGGGTTCACCCCTATGTGGGTAAAATTTATAAAAATTCCCCCTCCACAGAAGTAATTTCAATGGGTATAGAACGATTTGCTAGTCCTAAAGATATGGCGGAATTTTATTTTAAAGATAAGGAACATTTTGCTCTAACTTTGGGGATTATAGAATCCCTTAAAGTCCCTGAACATCTAAAACCAATACCTGCTACAATATATTAGTAGTCTCGAACGACCAAATTTTAACTCGGAGGATTAATTTCTTGAAAGCTACCCTATCCCATTTTTTAGGTACAGTAAGTATTTCTACCAACGTGGACACACACCCTGACAAACCAGTTGTTGCTGAATATAAGGTAGATTCTACTGTCCCAAAGGCTATCCCTGTCCTAAAATCCATCTTTGTTCGTGAACTAGACCGGGCTACTGGTCTTTATGGTCATATCGGCGTGTTTTACGACAAAGAGAATGATACCTTTGACTCCACTAATATGGATTTATACGTCGCTTTACAAGGTCTTGACGGCTTTTCCGTAGATGAACTCACTGAAATTAAAGCCAGCAAAATGCCTGAAGGGGTTTTGACTTAGGACTTGACAAATCTTTTAAGGTTTGTTATATTAGAGAAAAGGTTTCCTTGTTAGTTATTTTTTCTAGGTCGTCTACACTGTTCCGTGGGCGAATTTTTTTTTGTCCTAACTCATGTTGGTAGGGGGGGGAGGTAGGTACATGGGTTTTTATAACGGCTACCCCTAATTTCACCACTTGTCCCCGCACTTCGCTTAGTTACCAGTAGTACACTTGTTCAAAAAAAGATTCTCCCAGACAGTTGACATTTCTGGGAGAATATCATAGGATAGAATCAAGCAAACAAACACGGAAAACAGGATGACGGGTAACGCTAAACAACCAATCGAAACAACACAAATTCCTGTATCCGACGCTATAATTAGTTATCAGTTATCAACTATTTGGGACTAACAAAAAAAAATGAACCAATTTACCGAAAAACTACCCAATCAAGTCACACTAGAGATGGTAAGCTTACCAGCAGGTGAGTTTCTCATGGGTTCTGCTGAAAGCGAGGATGAAAAGCCTCCACACCAAGTTAAAGTCAACAGTTTTGCTATTGGGAAATATCCCATTACTCAAGCACAATATCAAGCGGTAATGGGAACCAATCCCTCTTATTTTTATAATAATCCCCAAAATCCGGTAGAAAGGATTAGTTGGAATGACGCTCAAGCCTTTTGTCAGAAATTGAGTCAAATAACCGGCAAAACCTATCGCCTACCCACAGAAGCTGAATGGGAATATGCTTGTCGTGCGGATAGAACTACTCGCTATTATTTTGGTGATGATGCCAATCAGTTAGGAAATTACGCTTGGTATGAAGGAAATTCTCAAAATACAACTCATCCTGTAGGACAGAAAAAGCCCAATGGTTGGGGACTATATGACATGAGTGGCAATGTTTGGGAGTGGTGCGAAGACAATTGGCACGATAGCTACGAAAATGCACCAAAGAATGGCAGTGCCTGGGTAACAAATGATAATGATTATCAAATACTGCGGGGTGGTTCTTGGAGCGACTTTCGGTGTGACTGCCGTTCCGCTTACCGTTACTACGACAGCCGCCACAACTACGACGACACCGACGGTTTTCGGGTAGTCTGCGACAATCAAATGTTCTTTTACAACGCCTTTAATTTCCCCCTTCTTACCTCTAGTGTAAAAGAATTTGCTGTAAAGCTCGAAAAAATGCTAGTAAAGTTAGGACATCGTTTAGCAATAAGCGAAGATGGTCTCTACTGTAAAATATATTTCCACCAACCCTATTCCGGTGTTTATCCAGGTGTTTTTGATACTCAAAAAGTGTATCAAATGCTAAATAATTTTACCGAACATAAAGATTATTTATGGGCTTTTCTCCAAGATTGCAAAGCTTAATTCATTAATTATTGGTTGCTAGTCTGCGACAATTAATCAGTTATCAGTAGTACACTTGTTCAAAAAAAGATTCTCTCATACACTTGACATTTCTGGGAGAATCGCATAAGATAGCATCAGGCAAACAAACACGGAAAACAAGATTACGGGTAACGATAAACAACCAGTCGAACGCTATAATCAGTTATCAGTTATCAGTTATCAACTATTTGGGACTAACAAAAAAAAAAATGAACCAATTTACCGAAAAACTACCCAACGGAGTAACATTAGAAATGGTAAGCTTACCAGCAGGTCAATTTCTCATGGGTTCTTCTGAAAGTGATTCTAAAAAGCCTAAACACCAAGTTAAAGTAAACAGTTTTGCCATTGGCAAATATCCCATTACTCAGGCACAGTATCAAGCAGTAATGGGAACCAATCCCTCTTACTTTGAAAATAGTCCCCAAAATCCAGTAGAACAAGTTAGTTGGGACGATGCTCAAGCCTTTTGCCTAAAATTAAGTGAAATCACAGGCAAAACCTATCGTCTTCCCACAGAAGCTGAATGGGAATATGCCTGTCGAGCAGGTACAACTACTCACTATTATTTTGGTAATGATGCTAATCAGTTAGGGGAGTACGCTTGGTATGACGAAAATTCTAATAACAAAACTCATCCTGTAGGACAGAAAAAGCCCAATGGTTGGGGGCTTTATGACATGAGTGGTAATGTTTGGGAGTGGTGTGAGGATATTTGTCTGCGGGGCGGTTCTTGGCACATCTTCCCTTATTACTGTCGTTCTGCTAACCGCCTCCAGAACAACCCCGTCATCCACTACGACGACTTTGGTTTTCGGGTTGCGTGCGACGATTAGTTAGTTATCAGTTATCAGTTATCAGCAATTAGAGTTTTAGTGTGATTGTCATGGATAACCGTCTAACGCAAGTGTTTGATTTTAACTCCATTCAGCCCATTGAAGGAATCCCTTTTCAGTCTCTTTCTCTTTATGGAGTAGATTTATACTTTCAGCCAGTATCTGGTTTAAAAGGTATCTCTGTATCTGGTTTGGCTAAATTGCTGGAATACGAGAAGGGCAGTCTGTATCAGGAGTTAAGTGAAATCCCCCCTGGATGCCATTTACCTGACAACGAGTTTTGGTCGTTTGAAAATTGCGTGAAAGAAGTAAAATCCTTATCAAATGGGGGTTTACAAAAGATTTTCCTAATCCCAGAGCATGGACTATTTTTCACTCTGGAAGCTATAAAGCTCTGGACTTACTCTCGTCGAATCAGAACCAATGCTTTGATTCTACAAGCTAAATTTGCTAAAGCAGGTTGCAAACTTACTACCATGCTTCATTTGATAAGGCTGGGGTAACAAGTGGGGGGGGTTCCAGGCTTTTTTCAAGAATGGGATAACCCCCCTAGTTGTCCCCTAAACCCTTGACATACCAGTTGGGGTATGTTATATTAAAGGCATCAAACTTTTGACATCTCATTATGGAAAGACCAATAACCCCGCCGTCCAAACTTCAAATTGTTCAAGAATTAGCTATGAGAGCAGAGGCTTTAGGGCTTAAAGTAGAGAGATTATCCACCCATGCAGGACATTTAGCCATTATGGTTGACATTCCTAACCATAGTAAGATGCTTTACAAGTATGCGTCTTCTTTATCTACTGACTGGGTGATTATGGACTTTATCAAATCATTAGATTTCTACCAATACACGATAGCCCCGACATTGGGCATCTACTGCAACTAATTTGACTAACCCCTTCCAAAGGGGTTTTTTATTGCCAACTAGGGGGGTGGGGGGGTTCATTCTTTTTTTCACGGGACACCCCCTAATTTCACCCCGTAGCCAATTTAAACTTATTTGACCAAACTCATCTGTTAGCCCCTTGACATCTTTTTTCAATTTTGCTAGAATCAAATAGTAAACACATACACCAAGTTCGCCCATTCTACATGGGCAGACAGTCTTAATCGGGCAAGGTCGGAACCCTAGCCTTAAACAAGTTTTTGGGGTTCTGGACTTATCGCCCGATTCTTGACTGGTTTGCCTCCCTCCCCCTGTTAGCGAATGTTTAGCCCCTTACCTGAAACTCAGTGCTTAGACTTTTAGAATAAAGTTTTCCCGAAGTCTAAAAGTTTTTTCTCGAACCCCTTGACATTTAATCTACTCTCTGTTATACTGGGGTTAACCCAACAAAAACTGGTTAAGTGAGAACCAAGCTTAATCAATCAAGGTTAAACCCCCTTTAACTAGGGTAAAACGGGCAGTTAGCTCGTGTTAGCTTGTGGAGTGGGGTTAAGCCGTCTTACCCCCCTGTGAAACAGGAAATTAATGTTAATGAAAGTTAACATTTTTTATAACGGGAGAAAATCCCCAGTCAAGTTTGGTGCAAGAGTTCTGAGGTCAAATTAAACTCTAGAACAAACATTTGACCTGCCAAGAAATAATAAATGTATAATTTGGTACATTTTGGGTTAATTGGTTTAAATTGGTTTAAAGGACATCAACATCGCCAAACCATTCCAGCACGGGCGTTGCGGGGATTCCCATAATGGAAACCATCTACGGCAGGGTCAAACCGGAGGGACAGGGTCAGACATAGAAAAACTGGGATAACCCCCCCAGTTGATAGGTTTTCTTAGAGCTATGCCTTTAGAAATAGGTATAAATACTCATACCCTGTTTGAACTTGGTTTAATGGGGGAAGTGAGGGGGTAGCCCAAGAAAAAACCAAGAACCCCCCCCTACCTACCCCCCTAATTGCTGGTGAAACTTTATGTCTAGTACATTTGTATTACACCCTATCTCGACTGGGGCAGTGCGGGGGAAAGCAAGGGTCAACCAAGAAAAAACCGACCTACCCCCCTACCCACTTGACAAAACCTATTAGCCCAAGATATAATAAGAATGCTATTGTGGCTTGGTAGCCAGAGGTTTGAAACGGAAACCTCCAACCGAAAAGGAATACCCACATTAACTAACCTTTAGTTAGTGGTTCAACTGGAATTTGCGAATCCACCAAATCTGTAAAAGCTATGGGTGAGGGAAGGGCGTTTCGCCAGAAGATTTAGGACTATTTTGCGGGTTCAATTCCCGTCAATAGCACTTTAATTGGTTTTAATCCCCACTTGACAACCAGAAACATAAACTATATAATGGAAAAAACGGAGAAATTAAAATGACCCAAGTAAAAATCTATCTGGCTGGACGTATCCACGGGTTAACGTACCCCCAAGCCACTGGTTGGCGTAATGAACTTAAAAACTATGTTAAGGTTTGGCCAGTAGAAGTCTTAGACCCTATGGATAAATCCAAAACCCTTGAAGCCCTAGACCGCCCCATTAACAACTCTGAAACTGAATTAAACGGGTATAATCCTGAGCAAATCTACAACGATGACATCTCTGCGGTAGAAAAAGCAAATATCATTTATGCCTACCTACCTTGTGGAAGCGGGCATGGTACTTCCTTTGAAATTGGTTATGCCCAGGGTTTGAATAAAATCGTCTCTAGTATCCCCTCCTTGAGTCATTTTTTCCCCTTTAAGACTATTATCGTGGTTGGAACTCCAGATATGGTGGGACATCCTTTCTGGTCTGAAGAGGCAGGAATAAATTTCTTTACGCTAGACCAAATTCAGGGGGCTAAAGAGTTTTTAGCAAAAATAGTTTTTGGGGAGCGTGAAACTAAAAAAAAAAAAACTGGGTTAAACTCCAGAAGTTAGAATCTGATAGTCAAACTGATTTAAGGTAGACCAATGGAACTGATTTTAGATATTGATTGCGGTGGAAAAACTTGTGCCAGTAGCAAGGGGAATTTTTGCCAATTCTTCAAGTCAGATTTAAGAAACCAATGTAGCTGTCATATATTTGGTGTAGTTTACCCCGATGAATCTGGGTGGGTTCAGAGACACCCAGATTGCCTTCAGAAGACTAAAAATAAATAATCGATGAACCCCTTGACATATTCTGAACCCTATGTTACACTAAATAAGTAAACCAAATCACCCCTGAAAAGCAAATGAAAAAGCAAAGATTGTCAAAGCACATGAAGCTCCATCTCGCGCAACATATAGAGTGTACAAAGGTGATATTATTACAGCAATTTCAGGAGCAAGTACAGGAAGCTCACGTCAAGCAACAGCCCTAATCACGGAAGATGAAGACGGAGCAATTTGCTCAAATGGATTTTCAGTATTAAGAAATATTCAGGGAGTCGAGCCTTTGTTTTTATTAGTATATATGCGGACAGACTTTTTTTGCGTCAGATTAAAAGGTACATGACAGGTCATGCGATTCCTACTATTTTAGTAGATGATTTGTCAAAAGTTTTAGTGCCTATTCCACCCAAATCTGAACAGCAGAAAATAGCAAAAAGTATGGCTAAAATTCAAGCAATTAGAAAAGAAGCGTTAAAAGCAAGTGAAAATGTGGTTAACGAAATGAGTCTTTTGCTTGACCAATTTGAGTAAAGCAAAACAATTAAAGCTAAGACAGAGGTAAAAAAAAAAATGACTAAAGAGTACAGACAAGTCGGTTCCTATTGTTGGAAACTTAGATTCGTGGGAGGTGGAGTAGTGTTGCTAACTTTCCCCGTAGTAGGTGGTTTTGGGGGTAGTTTAGCGGAAGCCGTGTGTAATTTCACTGAGCAATTCGAGCATGAGCAGGATGACCAGTTTATAAAACTTATTGATGCCCACCCCGGAGAGTCTCTCACCATCGAAAGTTTAACCTGTCTTGGTAGTTTCATCGAGGAAAGAGAAATTCTAGACCCCATTTAAGCTGGTTCCTACTTAGACTATAACTCTATACCTGACTAATAATTAGCTAGGTTAACCATCAATAGATACCCTATCCTCTGGTTCTAAATCAGAAAAACGGGTATCTATTTTTGCACCCTGAGATAAATTACATTTAGGACAAAGGAGAACTAAATTGTTAATATCAATAGCTAAATTAGAGTTGGAAGAATCCATTTTAGAAATTGGGAATAAGTGGTGAACGTGGTAGTCTTGGGGAAGATGTTGTAAACAGCTTGGGCAAAGGAATCTTTGACTACGTTTGAGAATCTGGATAGCCGATTGTCCATTAGAAGATTTCCTCCAATTAGAAAAGGTTTGTCGAATAGTTTTAGTCATAGTACCCAAAAATTAGGTTAGGTTTAGAGTCCTTACTCTCATTAGAATCCTCTCACTACCCATAACCCCAACACATATCCAAAAAGGGTTATCACTACCATCAGGGTCTACCCCCGTATTACGATAAATTTGACCAACGGGGATGGCTAGGGATGTTTTTAGGAGATTGGATGCTACACCAATAGCTCTATTGGGACTGGCATTGTCCCTAAGCACTAAGTCGGTAGTATTTGCCCCCGGTGTAGAAGTTTGACAAGTTATTGAGTAATTGGCAATTTTTGCTTACAATAAACTCTTGTAGAAGCAGTCATTAAAACCCTGAGAGAATTTATGTCCTGCCTACAATAAAGACGTTCTAAAGCAAAAAAGCCTGAAGTAGGGAAATAGAGCCAACGCATACAACAAAAAGCAGGATACAACCTTAGATTGGGCGTATAAGATTCTATAGAACATCAGTAGTACGGATACGCATAAGAAGACTCCCAGAGTTAAAATTAGCAACCGAGAGCCAAAAGGGATTATCACCGCTATCGGGGTCAACACCAGTGCTTTTAATAATTGTCCCCATAGTAATAGCAGAAGGGGAATAAATAAGATTCCAACAGCGACCAATAGCATTAAAAGGAGAACCAGAGTCCCTAGGGCAAAAGTCAGTAATATTAGCACCAGCAGTAGCGTTTTCACAAGATATAGAGTAGTTGGAATTACCAGAATTAAGACAACCAACCCAAACACTACTATAGGGGTACACAATGTCTAACTGGTTAGTATTACTGCTACCCCTCCAAGAATAGAGAAGATTAATACTACTGGAGAGAAAGTTAGAACCCGTAAAGAATGAGTCCTTAGTATAACCAAAATAAATTAGACTACAGCTAGTAATATTTTGAAGATTGGCAGTAGGGGAATGCCACAAATACCAAATAGTGGAGTATTGGTTAGTGACGGAAATAAAATTATTGTACTGAGTAGCACCCACTAGGAAACTCCCTGAAACTCTAGAAAGAACACTACTATTAGTAGCCCCAAGGTGTCTAAAATCAGGTTGAGTCTGGCTATAGCTTGCAAACCCTCCGAAAATATGAGAAGTTAGATTACCAGGGTCACGAATAGCCCAACGATAGTTAGAGCTTGTCACTGGTAGACTTGCCCCTTCGTTAGGGTGATTAAAAGTAAAATAAGAATTTCGGGTATTCTGGTTCACCCTAGTGTATCTAGTACCAAGAGCCGCAGAGAAATAAGTATTAAAATCCCAGATACCAGTGCTGACAAAGATTTGAGAAATCCCATTAAAGGAGTTCCAGTAAGTATTACCAATATTGTCTGTAGAGGTAGACATTTAAAAATATAGCGAGTTTCCTGTAGATTGGGCGAGCATAGGGAAAAATAAATGTATATCCTGGTAAGAATAGAAAAACCCCTATGCGGCTAAGAGTTGACAAGGGGTAGGTCAGGAGCTATACTTAGGGAAAGTGACAAGAGTAAAGAAATGGGAAATGAACTTAGAGTGGGAGACCGACTAGGCATTAGAACCTTTGATGATTTTTTAGAGTTTAAAGTAGTGCGGGTAACTCCAACCTTAGCCCATATCCAAGTGACAAACTACAATTGGATAAGTGGGGTGTTCAAGGTAAAAAAAGAGTTGAAACTAGAGGGAGACAGACAAGTAGCAGTTTGGTACGGGACTACCCCCAATGTTGTAAATACGCTTGAGCCACTATATTTATTCGACAAAGCGTGCGAGGTGCAAAAAAGGGGACAGGCGACTACCCTAGCATTAAAATTAGGGGTATCCATAGTCAAGGAGGAAGTGAGAGGACTATCAAATCTAGACTCGGTAGACCGGGGAAATGCAGTTCTAATATTATTACAATTAATGGAAGAATTGAAATTAGATTCAAAACGAGTAAAGGATGAACTAAATAAATGACAGAAGAATCAGGGTTAGAACTTAAAGTCGGAGACCGATTAGGAGTTAAGACAAGAAATGGCTCTTTCCTAGTATTTGAGGTAAAAAGGGTCACTAGAACCTTAGCCTATGTTAAGGTAGTAAACTCAACCTGGCCAAGTGGTGAGTGGAAGGTAAAAAGAGAGATAAAACAGAATAACGGGAGAAAATACGCAAACTGGTACGGGATTGTACCCTGTGCTGTGGGTACAAGTTCTATGTTATATCTCTATGATGAGGAGTGCGGGAATTTAGAAAAAGGACGAAGAACAACCATCGCACTGAAATATGGGGTGGAGAAACTAGAAAAAACAATTAGAAATCTACCTGCCTCAGACGGAGTAGACCGAGAAAATGCGGTTCTAAAACTTATTAGTCTAATGGAAGAATTAAACCTAGATGTAGAACCAGTTAAACAAAGACTCGCAGGAGAGAAATAAGGATGTGTTTACTGGGACAATTAAACGGGATAATCTGTTATGTTGTCTTATAGTATAAGAGGGGAAACTTGCCGATTGATTAGTGCTAGGAGAGCAAACGAACGTGAGCGAAGAAAGTATCAAGAGAGTAGCCCCCAAAATGGGGATTCTTAACACAAGAGAGGAAAGGCAAGATTTAAGCGATTTAACCGATTGGGAGCGAGTTAAATCGATGAGTGATGCAGAAATCGAGGCTAATGCTTTGTCAGATACCGATGCTCTTCCTTTTGATGATGATTAGGAAAATGCAATTCTTAAACTTATCAGTCTAATGGAAGAATTAAACCTAGATGTAGAACCAGTTAAACAAAGACTAGCAGGAGAGAAATAAAGAGATGAAAGAACTTCAAGTAGGGGACAAAATAGCGTCAATCGGTTACAGTTCTGCCTTTTCAGACTACTTTCGGGTATTTGAGGTAGTAAGAACAACACCAAAGAAAGCCAAAGTAAAATGTTTGAATGACAAAAAAACATTTGGAGACAGAGAATTTCTCGTCGCCAGAAAGCCTTACTTCAATTCGTTTAGTGAGAAATACTGCTACCGATTTCAGGGTGATTATACAGGGAGAGACGGGGTTTTCTTTGATGAAGAAATTGAGAACCAATTAACTGAGTATCGAAGACTGAAAATATTCAAGCGACAAGCTTTCATGGTTTGTGAATGGTCTAAAGATTTAGATTCCTGTACAGAAAAAAACCATGTATTGTATGCTAAAATGGCAGAAGTGGCTCAAATTGTGGAAGAAATAAAAGGAAATGAGTAATTTCAAGTTTATCGATTTATTTGCGGGCATTGGCGGATTTCGGATAGCCCTAGAAAGTTTAGGGGGGGAGTGTGTATTTGCCTCTGAAATAGACAAATTCTGTCGACAAACCTATGAGGTCAATTACGCCCATAAACCTGAAAACTCCGACATTCGGGAGCAGGATGAGAACCTAGTGCCAGACCACGACATATTGTGTGGGGGATTCCCATGTCAAGCCTTCTCACAGGCTGGCAAGCAGTTAGGATTTGAAGATGACCGAGGGGTACTCTTTCTGGACATAGTGAGAATCCTAAAAGCCAAAAGACCGAAAGCATTTATCTTGGAGAATGTAAAAGGTCTAATTACACATGACAAAGGGAGAACATTAACGACCATACTAAAAGCCTTGAAAGAGGACTTAGGCTACCTTGTACCTAAACCGAGAATATTGAATGCCAAAGGTTTTGGATTAGCCCAAAACCGACCGAGAGTATTTATTGTGGGATTTCGGGGGGACTTAAATATTACCTTATTCAACTACCCATACCCCGTACCGCACAATAACTATGTCCAAAAGATTCTAGAACAAGAAGTATCCCCTAAATACTACATTTCCCAGAGGTATTGGGAAGGGTTAAAAGCGCATAAGTCCAGACACGAAGGGAAAGACAATGGATTTGGGTATCAGATTCTAGACCCCTACGGTGTTTCTAACACAATAATGGTTGGGGGACAAGGGCGGGAACGAAACTTAATTTATGACCCGTCAATAAAAAAGAGAGGAGGGCTTGACAGTAAATCTAATACAGAGTATATTAGAGTCATGACACCACGGGAATGGGCAAGACTACAAGGTTTTCCAGAAAGTTTTAAGATTGTAGTGTCCGACACTCAAGCCTATAAACAATTTGGCAATTCAGTAGCCATCCCAGTAGTGAGAATGGTAGCACGAAACGTTTTGTTGGGACTCCAAGAAGCTGAACCAAAACTAAGCTTTTTGAATCCGACAGATTGGAAACAATTACACTCAGGAATTTAAACCATGATTAACAGTTTAACCCCCTTAAAAACGACCCCCGCTTTAGACACATTTTTCAGTGTTGAAAAAACCCAGTGTCTATGCTATAAAATGCCATCCTACGAGGATGGGTGGGTAATCCAGGGCTTAGGTCAAATAGAAGTAAAAAACCAAAACCATCTAATGTTTGGAGACACTGCCCAACTGGTAAAAGTTACCGAATATGCTGGAATGGAAATCCCCCTACTTTGTGTGGTAGGATTTAAAGTCCTACTAGACTGGTTTGCGTAAAATTAAACGGGGTTTACAGTTTAAAACTAGCTTAGACCCCCCCAAAAAAATAGGAGTAAAAATGTTTGAAACAATACCGTTGGAAATACTTGACAATGATGTTCTTATCACCCTATTATGTGATTTGAGAAATGCGATAACTGATAGTTTAAAAAGAGGGAAAGAAAGCTGTAGCATATTTACCAACCAAGCAGAAGAATTTTACCTAAACGAAATGATACTGAGAGAGTTTGAAAAAGCCTTAACTCCTGAAGTAGGACAAGAGGTAAAAATTAGGAAAGGTCAAGACAGTACGGGTGTTTGCAAATACTTAGTAATAGAGGTTGTTTAAATGAGCCAACATAAAGGATTACAAAAAGAACTAATCCCCCTAAAAAGCCTTGAAAGCTTTAAATTAACCTCGTTCTATGGTTATATGGACAGTCGTTTTCCTTACTCGCCAGTGATAGTAATGGAAGATGGTACAGAATACTGCAATTGTGCCTGTTCTAGTTTAGAAAATTGTGTATCCGCCCTAAACGAGTACGTCTACTGTGATGCGGTGTTTGACTGTGATGCGGTGTTTGTTTTTATCCTTGAAGGAACCAAAATTATTGGAGGTTGGTATGTCCAAAAAGAAGTCTAACCAATTTATCAAATCCCCCCTACGCTACCCCAGTGATAAACAAAAGGCAGTAGACTTTCTTAGTCTATTTTTCCCCCAAGAAATTGATGCTTTTGTGGAACCTATGGTAGGGGGAGGCTCGGTAATGCTGTATGTTCGGCAACAATACCCCAAAGCTAAACTATGTATTAACGACCTAAACCCCGAAGTCTTCATTTTCTGGAAATCTGTAAGGGATGATTTGGACAATCTCATCAAAGGGGTAGAAGCATGGTATAGTGTTAAAAAGAACTTTTTAACAAAAGAGAAAAAGTTCTTTGAGTTCCTAAAAAATATATGCCCTGAAACTTTAGGGTTTACGAACAGAGCGGCACGGTGGTATGTTTTGAATCTTGTAACTTTTAGCGAAACGTTAGAAAGCGGGGGATTCTCCAAAGACGCTTTCCATAAGCGTTTCACAATCAGTTCCATCGAACGATTGGCGAAGCTGAAAGGGTTATTGGAGGGGGCTGTAATTACCAACATAGATTTTGAAGGTTGCCTATCTACCAAAGCAAAACAGGGGGAGTTTGTCTTTCTAGACCCCCCGTACCTAGCGGCTGAGAAATCTAAGCTGTATGGGGTCAACGGTAGTCTTCACACTGGGTTCCCCCATGCGAGATTAAAAAAAGTGGTGCATGGCTTGACAAACCCAGTAATGATAGCCTATAATGATAGTGAAGCGGTCAGAAACCTATATCCCGAAGAAAAGTACGAGAAAATAACATGGGAGTTAGGGTATGGGATGACCAATGGGAAAACGGGAAAAGAGTTAATAATCCGTAATTATAAAAGTTGACCTGATTTCTAACCTGTTTCAATGGGAACCCTAAAACCCATTTATCTTTAGCCAAAAATTAATTAAGGAGTCACCATGCGTAAACTAGCCAGCCTCGAAGTTATTGAAAATCTTTCCCCCATCCCCGATGCCACCGCTATTGAACTAGCTCACATTAAGGGATGGAAAGTAGTAGTAAAGAAAGGTGAATTTAAAGTAGGAGACCAGTGTGTTTACTTTGAAATTGATTCCTTTTTGCCCGAATTACCTATTTATGAGTTTTTGCGAAGTTCTAGTTTTAAAACTCTTGCAACGGGTGAGAAGGGGTTTCGCATTAAAACCTTAAAGTTAAGAGGGCAAATTAGCCAAGGGTTAGCTTTGCCTCTTTGCAAGTTACTCTCTGGTTCAGAGTATCTCCCCGTAGGTTTTGACTTGTCTGACCGTCTAGGGGTTAAAAAATGGGAACCCCCCGTTAGTGCTTCATTAGGGGGTGATGCTAAGGGTAATTTCCCCGGCTTCCTCCCTAAAACGGATGAAGAACGCATCCAAAACCTAAAAAGCCAGTATTCCAGTTTATCCGAAAAAACCTACACCGTGACTGAAAAACTAGACGGGACTAGCTTTTCGGCTTACCGTCAAAATGACGAACATGGTGTATGCTCTCGTAATTTAGAGCTTAAGGAGACTGAGGGTAACGTATATTGGATGACTTACCATAAATACAAGGTTAAAGATTTTTTACTCTCCCTGTCTTTTAATGCCGCCTTACAAGGGGAAATTGTGGGAGGCAAAATCCAAGGAAACCCTTATAAACTGGGACAGCATCAGCTATTTGTGTTTAACCTAATCAATCTTGATACGGGGGAACGTCTTGATATTTTCAAAGCCCCTTATCTGGGTATGCTAAAAAAGGCAGGTATTGATACCGTCCCCCTACTAGAGGGGTTTGCTACTCTGCCCCCCAATGTAGACGAGCTAATCCAAGCGGCAGATGGCTCCTCCGTGCTTAACCCACAGTCTAAACGAGAAGGTTTAGTTTATAGAAGCTTTACGGGAGAATACACCTCCTTTAAGGCAATATCCAACCAGTTTTTATTAAAACAGAAGGACTAATTAAGTTCCACATTGTCAAAACAGGGTTCTGTTTTAGACCCACCCTTGTTGATATTTATTAACATTTTCGGTAGTTTTCTACTAAGGTTAAAGTCTAAAAGTTTTTTCTAAACCCCTTGACACCTAATCTACTCTCTGATATACTGGATTCAACCATTTCAAGTAACAACTATGACCCAATTAACCCCATCAGTCCAAACATTAACCAATGACCAAGCTATGGCCACAAAGGAACTAGAAACCTGGTGGAGAATGGGGTTAAATAAACGAGAGCATCTGCTAATCGGTGCGGCGGGTACTGGAAAATCCACGCTTATAGCGCACTGGATTTCATTGCACCCTGAAATCAAGGTGGTGATGCTCGCCCCGACAAACAAGGCGGCCAAAGTATTGAAAGAAAAATTAACCTTTCAGGCGGATGTGTCAACTATCCATGCCATTCTAGGGCTGGTAGTTCAAGAAACTGGGGGAAACTACAAGGTAAAAGGTTCCAGAGTCATCAGAGACTCGGAAAGCCAAATACTGGATACTGGGTCTACAAAAATGGATAACACCTACGACTTAATAATTGTAGACGAAGTATCTGTTTTAGATTTGGAAGTCGAAACAAAAATCCGACAAAAGGCAACAGAAATAAAATCGAAAATCCTATGGGTGGGGGATGAATGTCAACTTCCCCCACCAGGTAAAAAACCAAGCTCAGTATTCAGTATTAAAAGTTCTTCAATACTAGAACAGGTAGTGAGATTTGATGCTGGGGCTTTAAAGGTAGCCGATTACCTTAGAAAGTTAATCAAAGTCCAAACCCCTGAAAAACCACCATTGGAGCAGATACTGTCCACGCAGGAGGAACTTGAAGAAAAGTATCACAATGTCTTTCTTCTATCGAAAGGAGATTGGTTCGGAAAAATCAGAGAATATGCGTTAGCCCAAAAGGAATATAAGGTTCTAGCACACAGAAACGAAAAAGTCTGTAGCTATAATAACCTAATCCGAGCTTTACGGGGAATCGATGACAAACCATTTTCAAGTGGGGAGCAGTTATTATCACTAAAAAGAAATCTCTACCAAAAGTTTGAAAACGGTCAAGTGAGAAGAATATCCTTTACCAATGGGGAAGAAGTGGAAGTCGTATTCAGTCAAAAAACTGTAAAATATTTTTGCGACCCCCTACCTGAAAAAGGCTTAGACATATTCGATGCAAAAGAAGTGGTGGATTTCACTTTAAACTTCCAGCAACGAAAAAACTATCCTGTTGAAGTCTGGGATACCGAAGTGCGGTCATTAGACAGACCTGCGGCATGGAGATTGATTTTTGTTGACCCATCAAAACATGAACAAATGGTGGACACTTTAAATCGTTCAAAAAGTATTCAGGAAGACATACAATTTGTAACAAACGTGCTTTACCGGGTACAAGAAATGATTGCTGGAAAATCGGGATATGACCAAAATATGGACACAGAGGAATTAGCTTCAGAAATTCTGGATTTTATAGGGACACAGTACAAAGACGAAGTAATTGCAATTGGAAATGTTTTGCAAAAAAATTGTAAAGCACTGTACGGTGCTTATAAAGAGTGGCAAAACCTGTGCTTCCTCACTTATCACTGGAGTTATAACAATGCGATTACCGTGTATAAATCGCAAGGCTCTGGATGGGACACAGTGTTCGTAGATGGAGAGGACATTTATTCAGCCCCAAACTGGAAGAAACTGCTTTATGTGGCAGTGACACGAGCTAAAAAACAAGTGTTCATTAAGGAGTAAGAAAAAAAATGAAGAAAAGGAAGACTAAAAATAAGGGTTTAACATGGGATAAAGTGTCCAAACCCCCGACCTTGGAGGAGATTCTACAAACTCTATGGGAAATGGGACATGAACCCTATAAAGTAAGAAACAAGTCTTCATCAAAAAATAAAGGAGAGAATTAAGGATGAGAAAACTAAAACTTGTAACCCCCGTGAGAGTTAGTGAAAATCCTATAGCCCAACAGTACATCGTAATCTCAGGGCTAAGGGGTTCAGGAAAAAGCACTTTGGTAGAAAGCTTAAAAACCCCCTTGAACGCACTAGGAATGTGGCAAAGAATGACCCAAATAGTGCCAGAGTTGTGGGAGAATAACCCTTATATACCTCTTAACCCAGAGCCAAAGTCGAAAGAGGCAATACATTTAACCGAGTTACAACTCCAAAACGCTAAAACACAGCTAATGGTAGGACGATTCTGGTGGGAAAAGGGGTTCAACGTAATCCAAGACACCACTTTTAAAGACATTAAATCCATCTACGCCTCGGACTACTACTTAGGGGAAAAAAGAATATTTGTGGTATCCAGCGCACTTCAGGGGCATAACCCGCACGATTACCCCAAAGAAACTTTAAGGGTATTTTTAAACCCCCCGTTTGAGTTTTTGGTATCCCGAATACAGGGAAGAAGTCGGGGGTACGAGGAGCTAACCCCTATGTTCAAAGAAGCACTAATAGCGGAATACGAAGAATACCAAAAGCTAGTAAGCTATCGCATGGGCTATGACCATAATTCAGGAAAAGTGCTGGAAATAGTTAATCCTCAGTTAGAACCGATGGAAATAGTGGACAGGATAGTGAAAACCATACAAAAATAGGTGAAAACACCTATTGACAGAAAGTGAAAAATTAGATAGTATAGAGTTGTTATTCTTTACAACTCTATACTTTTATGGAACCAGTATTTGACAAAGAAACAGAAAGAATCGTAATTCTAACAGAGATGCTAATAGAAGAAAAGTTTGAGACTTTCCTGAAAACTCTACAAAAGGCACAAATGCCATTAGTGGGAAAACTATCACTGTATAGTAATACCATAGAAACATTAGTGGGGATAGGCTATGAAGCAGTTGCAGAAAGATATTTTGACTGGCGTAACCGTTGTTACCCCTTAGAGGAGACAAGAGGGTGGTATGAGGTTTTACCCTTAGAAGTCGAAGGTAGTGTTTACTATGTAGGGTACAATTTTAGCTCGAATTATGAGCTATCGGCGTTCCTGTTAAAAAATTACCATGCCTACGTTCTGTGCCAAAGTTTAATATTGGGGGGAAATTACGAAGAGTATGTAAGGATGTTCAAAGTCTCTAAGGCGGATTTGCTGGATAAATGGCTACTTCACCATGGAACCTTGGCCATGTTCGACATGGAAAAAAACCTAATAGCAGGGCAAAAAAATAGAGCAGACCTACTGACGTTTATTTCTGACAATTTCGGTTCAACCATTGTAGCCCTGAGTTAGCATAATGTACACTTTTCAAGAACAGCTTAAAAAAGGTCAAGCCGTTGAGCAACGGGTAATCCAGATGCTTGAGGAGTTAGGAAAACCTCTCAAATTGGCGGAAATGGTTGACCAAAAAAGGGGGATAGATTGTTTTGTGGGGGAATACTCCTTAGAAATAAAGAGTGACTTCAAAGCTAAACAGACCCGAAACTTTTACTTAGAGATAGAATTACCCCAAGACAAGTTGGGTTGGGTGATGAGTTGCCAAGCAGACCGGTTAGTTCTGGTTTGCGGGGACAATCTATTATTCACAACACCTGACTATCTAAGAAGTAAAATAGAACATTGGAAAAGCAGATACCCTATTAAAACCTGTCACAATGCCAACGGGTATTGGTCAAAAGGAGTCCTTGTACCCTGTAAGGAAGTAAATGGGGAAAGGCTATCCTGGGGCGAAAGTAAGGTAAGATTAAGTAAGATATTCGATGTAGGGTTTAACCCAAAGTTAGCAAAATGTTATCAATATTAAAGAATCATCCACCAGTGGTCGTAGCGTATGTAGCGGGGGTAATTGAGGCAAAAGCATCGGTAGGTTTAACTGTAGAAACAGCTAGAGATATTGTCTACCCCAGCATAGAGCTTTACCATAAGAGTGCGGATTACCTGTATCTAATGCAGAGTTATATCGGAGGAACGGTAACGAAGAAAAAAAGGAGTAAACAGTTTAAGCTGTTTGTAAGGTATCAGAATGCGGCAGATGTCCTAGAAGACATAGAACCCTACTGTCTGATACTTAAACCGCTAATTAAAAAACTCTTGGAGTACCAGAATTGGGTGATTAGCAGACCCTGCCCGACTAAATATGGGGCATTTGCCAGAAAACAAACAACGGACAAATACATATTTGAGGTCATACAACTGAAAATAGAAGTAGAAACAGCAAATTCAATGAGCTTAACGGAGTCACGGTTCATTCACCCCGTCACAAAAAAAGTCTTAGGGGAGAAGTTAAGACGACTCTATGGTGGTGAACTACCAGAAGAAACTGAAACCACCCAAGATTAAAGTGAAAGTCTTTAATTACGGAAAAATGTTAAGCACTAAAGTTCCAAGCATGGTCAACGTGCTAAAAAGTTTGGCACTGGTAGGGGCAGTAGGTCTTGTATGGGTTCTACAATCAGAAAAACTTATCACCGCCCCAAGCCCCCCCAAAGTAATAACAATTTCTAATACTGGAACCCCTTGACATCTGCCACACCCTCTGTTATACTGGGGTTAACCCAACAAAAACTGGTTAAGTGAGAACCAAGCTTAATTAATCAGGGTTAAACCCCCTTTAACTAGGGTAAAACGGGCAGTTAGCTCGTGTTAGCTTGTGGAGTGGAGTTAAGCCGTCTTACCCACTGTGAAGCAAGAAATCAATGTTAGTCAAAGTAAACATTTTTATAACGGTCTAATGCCAAGGTTAAACGAAGTAGGAATCCCACTTATCCCTGAATCCATGCGGAAGCAACTATTCGGCGGGGAACGTCAAAAGCCCTTCGCCGGTAGTGTTAAATTGGCTAAAGCTGAATTAGCCCGATTTGGACTGGATAATGTGGAAGTCGATGTACCAGAAGACATTGAATTTGAGTTACCCCCACTCCAGGGGGCAGACCTGGAAGAACATTTCAATAAAATAGCAGAATCCCAAGCCCAACCTTATTTATCTATCGCAGAACAAATGTCCAGAGCCGTTATTCCAGCGAGACCCCCCGAAATTCTGTTACGTCCAGGTTGGACGTGCTATGAACCAGGTGAAGAACCCTACCCCGTTCCGTACCCAGCAGAAGATGGACTGGTGTATGACGTGGAAGTTGCTGTAAGAAGTTCAAATTACCCTGTGATGGCTAGTGCTGTCTCACCAGTAGCTTGGTACTTTTGGGTTAGTCCGAAGTTGGCAACAGACGGCAGTGATGTCCTCTGTCCACTAGGAAATAGCCCTAAACTGGTAGCTGGGTGGAATATACAGTACGACCGGCAGAGAACTTTAGAACCCTATAGCCTAGAGTTAGGTGGACTCCGATTTTGGGATGTCATGTCCATGCACCAATGCGTGGGGGGGCTTTCTTCTAAACAACGTCCACTGAGCATAAAAAATGCCAAAGCAAAAGCTAATGGTGAGGACGCTAGATTAGATTATGCCTCTGCATGGCTTGATGTTAGCTCTGGTAATTCATTAAAAGATGCCGCTCGGTTGTACCTGGGTGTCGAAATGTCCAAAGACGACCGAGACTATTTTGTTACTGGAACTCTATTGGAAATCCGAAACCGCTTTCAACAATTAGCTGACTATTGTGTGAAAGACACTGAGATTACCTTCAAACTTTATAAGCTATTGTGGGCAAGATTTCGGGAAAAATGCCCATCTAACGTGACTTTCTTTGGGATGCTAGAAATGGGTACGGCTATCCTGCCTATTACCCGTGAATCGTGGTTCGGTTATATAGACAGAGCCGAAAGTAAATTTGTTGAAGAAAAAACCCGTGTTGAGAAACATTTGCGTCTATTGACAGATGAAGCGGTTGAGGGATTCTTAAACGGGAGTCTTGACCCCAAACTAGACCCGTGGTTATGTAATCTGGATTGGACTATGCCTTCTTCCCGGGCAAAAATCATGAAGGATAAGCCTGAGTGGTATCGGAAACTATTTAAGGGGGAAAAAATCAATCTAACGGTGAAAACCCAGTGTACTCCTTACTTACTTCGTTTAAAATGGTTTGACTACCCACTCTACCACCATCCCAAAAGAAAATGGGGCTTTGTGACACCAGTTGGGGAAGAAGTCGAATCCAATTTAGACCCAATTTATCTAAATGATGTTGGGGAAGAAGTGGGGGAGACTGAAGCGACTAAGGTGTACTACCCTATACCCCATAAAGACGGGGATGACTCAAATGTGGGTTGCCCCCTATCCAAAGATTACTTAGCTGAAATGGAGAAAGGAGTGCTGAACTCTGATTTCCCTGAAGCTAAACAAGCCCTCGAAGCGGCAATTTCCTGTTCTTACTGGGTATCAGTACAAAGTCGGGTAAAATCCCAATTTGTAGTAATGAACTCCGACAACCAAACGGGATTTATTATTCCCCAGATGGTGGTAGCAGGAACAGTCACGGGACGGGCAGTAGAAAGCACTTGGTTGACAAGCAGTAACCCAAAAAAGAACCGTATAGGTAGCGAGATTAAAACCACAATTCGGATTCCTGAAGGTTATTTGCAAATTGGGGCTGATGTCGATTCACAGGAATTGGCTTTATCCGACCTTTTTGGGGATTCTAAGGTAGGAATTATTGGGGGAACTCCCGCAAGCTTCCAAACCCTCGTAGGGAGAAAAGAGGATGGGTCTGATATGCACACTACCACTGCTCAAATCCTGGGAATATCACGGGATGATGCTAAGGTAATTAATTATTCGAGGCGTTATAATGCGGGGCTAACATCGACTGTAAACACCTTAAAACAGTTTCGCAAAAGTCTCTCTACTGCGGAAGCTAAGTCTATTGCCACTGAAATGTTCACCAAAACGAAAGGTAAAAAAATAGAAGGAAAGTGGAAACTGGGTACAGAATCAGTAATGTTTAATGAAATGGAGCATATTGCTACATCTTATGACCCTCGTACTCCGGCTCTAGGGAGAACTCTTAGCGATGCTTTACACCCCCGATACACAGGAAATCGGGATTTCTTAAGTTCAAAAATCAATTGGGTAGTCCAGAGCAGTGGTGTAGACTTCATGCACCTCTGTCTAACCGCCACATCCTATCTATGTCGAGAGTACAATATTAACGCCCGCTTATGTATCACGATTCACGACGAGTACCGTTACATCGTAAAGAAGGAAGATTCAGCGAGGTTTTGCTTGGCCTTCCAGATTGCCCACCTCTGGACTCGTGCGATGTTCTGCTATTCAGTAGGGATATACGACCTCCCCGCATCAGTAGCATGGTTCTCTGGGGTGGACATCGACTTCACAATTCGTAAGTCTCCAGACAGTCCAGCGATTACCCCGTCTCAACCTCAAGGATTACCGTTAGGAAAACTCCGAACGATGCCTGAGATTTTGAAAGCAACTGGTGGTTCTTTAACTAAATAGGTCTTAAAAAAGGGGGGTTCGATGCCCCCTTTCGCCCAAAGTAGTTCTGAAAAGCAAGGGGTAAAAAATGTGGATTGAATATGTAAATGCAGATGTCATTAGGCTTCTAATTGCGTTAAGTCCAACTAAAATGTCTAGAATGGAGGAATTAGAGGAACTAAAATTAGATGACTTAGAATTAGCCTTAGTATTTGGTATTGAGTTGGGAGCAGTAGAAGTGGTGGAACCGGTTATTTATTTTGCCAAACCAGAAGCATATTTCAGACTGTCACAAATGGGATTAAAAATGAGAATTTACTTAGAAAAATTAGACAACCTTTTTGGCGATGAGTAAGAAAAAGCAAAATCCAGAAATCAATACCCGTCTTTTAAAGTTAATCCTTAAAGCGGGGTTTATCTTGGGAGATACAAAGAACCCTGAATTAAGGTATTTAGCCAAATTAGGGTTAATACGTCCAGTGGCGTTAATCGGAACAAGTCATGAAGTCTATATCATGACTTTTAACGGTGAATATTTCTTAAGAACTCAATGCTTCTCGTAGAAAGTATGTAAAATCCAAGATGTCCACAAACCAAAGATAGCTTGGACAGACGATACCATAGTAAAATAAGTAGAGAACGAGGTTAAAAGTGGTAAAGGGGCAACCCTAACCAGATTTACTAGGGTAATAACCAAAGGATAAGTACGAGATACCCAAATTAAAGTTTGAGCATTAGCTTTGGGAATAGGCTCAGACTTTAGTAGTTTATTTCGGAGAAAAAAGCTTAAAACAGGTATACTAAAATCGACAAGACTAGACAATAAAAGTAAATAAGTCTGTTGGAGTTGGTCATCACTAAGTCCACCAAATAGACGAACCAGGGTCGTAGAAAAATAGATTACGCCAACCCCCACAAAGAACTCCCTACCGATTTGGGACTTTACATCTGCCATTTCCAAATTATTTGCCACTCAAATATTGCCCCAAATCTGTTAAAAGTTTCAAAGTGAACACATCCAAATATTGAGCGTAGTTATCACTGATAGAATTAAAATCATCATCGGGGGGAGGGGAGAGTAAGTTCCCACCTGCCTTATTAGCAGAAACAATAACGGATAAGCGGTAGGAATCAGAAACCTGAGTAATAGTGACTAAAATCTTAGTTTTCTCCCAAAAAACCGGAGTAATTAAACCCTTAGTGAAACCTAAATCAGCCCTAACATTCTCATTAGAACGAACAATAAGAGCTTGAGGGAACCGATGTTTTAAAAAGACGGAGACAGATTGAGTAAGAGCATTTAGAGTCCCCGCACTCATAACACAGCCCTTACTAAGCTCTAATGGGGAAGACTGAAGGCTATATTTTCCAAGAAAGAAAATGGTTGTATCCAAATTGTAGGTTAGATATAAGGGCTTACCGGGATAGCAAAACTTCGCTGGCGGAGGGTTCAGGGTGGGGGGATTATTATCTTGAGCTTGAAAAAGGAAAACAGCTATCATAAGCAGTTCCCAAAAAATAAGGGATAGATAAATAAAAACTCGTAACATTAGTCTACTAACAGGGTCTGCCTAAGTAGAGTGGGTGCTACTCTTAAAAAAGTCTTAACGCTCAATATTAATTGATGACTTGACAAAAGGAGTTCACACGGTCTATGATAAAAAAACAAAGAAAACCCCAAGAGGTAAAAATGGAAAAAATGGAAGAAATGGAACTTTTAAGCCCTTCGTATCATGCGGGCAAACTTCTGGATGCACAATTGCGTAAAGAGGAAGAACTAAGCTTAAATGCAGAAGATTCCGTAGAAGTGCCTGGGGAAATCCCTACCCCTGAATACTGGGAAATACAAGGGAAAAGGATTTACCCAGAGAACAAAGTGGTGTACTTTGCTTGGACAGGAGAAAAAGCAGAGTTATTGCTAGGCGTAGTTCGAGCAGTAGAAAATACCAAGTTGGTCTTATCCGTGAATGGGAAAACGGTAAACTTATTCCCTGGGGAAAAAACGGTTGCTATTGTGGAATAATCCCTATACAATGGGGAATATTGAAAGTTCTACCCTAAAAGAGCTTGAAAAAGCCCAAAAAGAGGGTAGAACTCCTATTATTGTGGACACTAAGGGGGGAGAGTTAGATATAGCGATAGAGTTAGCCCAAATGTGTAGTACACCTGTACTGGTCAGAAGGGCTATAAGTGCGGGCGGTGTATTCGCACTACTGATAAAATCAGAATTAAGATTTTGTGAAAAAGGTGGATTCCTATTGCTCCATGAGCCAGTAGCGAGCAAGAAACTACTATCAGAGAAAGAAGCGGAAATAATAGTTGACAAAAAGATAGAGTTAGTAAAAGAATTACAGAAAGTTAACCCCCAAATACCCTTTGAGCAGTTTAGCAAATGGTTGAAAAAGGGTATTTGTTTTGCGGACACGGGGTTAGCAGAAAAATTCTTCTTTAAGGTGGAAAATGAAAACCACCCCCAATAGTCTTTAACGCTGGTATGTAATTTTAAGGGGGATTTCTTTAATCCCCTGTTTTAGTGTGGCGGACAATAGTGGAACTACCGTGTTTCGGAAAGTAGCACGATTTTCGATAACAATACACCCTGCTGAACCTGGGACATTGGCATCATCGTGTAAACCCAGTTCAGACCGACCATAACCGGGGACGGGGGAGGGTAAAATAGGGTAAAACATACCTTCAATACCTTTGGTAGCAAGAAAATAACCTTCAGTAGAAATGGTGTATTCACTATAAGGGGGTAACAAACCCTTACCTTTAGTCTTATAGTGGGTGTGATTCTGAAACCCAGTAGCACCAGAAGTAGCGACTACGGCACAAAGTTGTTTGCCCTCCGAATCACGAAGAACAAAAGTACCCCAAAGTAGTTCGGTACTTTGACGAGGACGAAAAATATATTCAGCAGAAACAGGATAAGACATAGAAAAAAGTCTAAAACAGGGTGAACCATTTTAGGAATCGAGCGGGGGGTTTACTTTTTTTTTTTTACTTTTTCTAGGGTGGTCAAATCAAGAGCATTTAACTCCCTATCTCCTGTAAATAGTTTTGGGCGTTATTGTCTATCAACAACGAAGACTTCAAATACTAATGGGGTAAATAGGGTGGTAGATTCCCCCCCCCCCCGACTACGCCCAAAACAGTTGAAAAAGGGGGAAAAGTAAGTGACAATTAAAGAAATATTAAATCCAATAGGGAATAACGTGATTAATTGGATATTCCCAACAAATAATGAATGGGGAATACCCGTCTTGAGCTTAGATATGCAAGGAAAATGGCCAGAGTTACCAATAAACATCTGGGGAGCAAAGGCAAGAACGAATAAATTAAAGGGAACAATATTCCATTACACTGATGACTATAGAATGTCGGGACATTGGAAAAATCCCTCAAAACTGATTGAAACAGAAATAACTTTAGTGGGGGAAGTAAACTATACGATTTCCTTACAAAGTCCAAAAGCAATAGCAATCCAGAAGGTATTCCAAAAAAGATGGCTATCCCGTTATTGGGGGGAAGCGGGGATAAAAATCCTAGTAGACCTGAATGTACCGACGGAGTTTGAAGAAATCGCCTTATTAGGAGTACCGAAAGGGTGGAAAGCCTACTGTACACATGGATATAGTGAAAGAATCCAAGCAACATACGATGAGTATGAGATGGCCTGTCGTCATGCCCAGAGTAGAGAAATCTATTTCACAGTATACGGGGGAGGACGGAAGGTAAAAGAGGAGTGTGAAAAGATGGGATGGGTTCATGTAGTGGAGGAATCTGACAGAGCGAGAGGAAGATTCAAAGATGAATTTTCGATAAAAGATTATGTGGTGGAGACTGCTAAAGTAGTAGAAAGTCAAAAAGTCAGGGCATTTTAGGGGGGGTGTGATTTCCGCCCAAACCAGATGTGGACAGTCTAATAATGGAATACAGGAAGAAACTAAGATGGTAAAGC